GTGCGCGATGAGACACACAGCTACCAGTGGACGGATGACGATGATGAGGTGGCGCTCGACGCCATTACGGTCGGCATTGGCGGTGACACACCGGTGCAGGAAAAGCTTGGGTTGACGATTCCCGAAACTGTCGCCTCCATCTACTGGCCAGACTGGATCACCGGCGGCGATAAGGTGCTATCTGCCATGGAAGGCCCCTACTCGGTCCCAGAGGCTCTGGCGCGCGCCGAAGTTCTATGCGCCTTGTGGGCATTCGAACGCGTAGTGATCAGCCTGCAGGAGCGTTCGCTTTGGCGAGACGAGTGGGGCGCATTGGCCGAGTTCCCTGGCTACGACTGAGTGCTAGCCCCCAGCCTGCAGCCCCACAGGCGCGGCAACCCCCGTATTGCTTGGGCTGATCTGCAGCTGGATATCCCTTCCGCCGCAGCTCTTGCAACGCAGGAATGACATCAGCACGAGCCGGTTCTCACCATATAACGACCAGTCCGCCCCGAAGCGCTGCTCGAGCAGATTGAGATCCACCACAGCGGAGTGATTGCACGGAATACCGCCATACTGGTGCAGGCAGAAGGCTGCGAGCGTGTAGCCCTGCTCACGGAACTGCCGGATTGTGTGGACGCGGATCATGCCCGGCGTTGTTCACCAAATCGCCAGTGTCGTGCAAGGGCGGTGGCCATATCACATCAAGAGTTGATCGCCGCCACTTTTTGGATGCTCGGCAACCCGCGTTCCGGCACAGCGTCAGCAGGAACACCGTGGGGCGCTTGGCGTGCATGGAACGCTGGACGTCCCAAGCGCAAGGTCCGGAGCACTTCGGGCAATAGATCACTGGCGGTCCTTGATCTGACGGGCCACTTCCTCCCGGATTTCACGGTCGTGAATGTCCTTGGAGATTAGCTTGTTGTTCTCCATCACCGTAGCGTTCAGTGTTTCCACGCTTGCTGCCAGAGCCTCGACGGCTCGGTTGTCGATCATCGCCATCTTCAGGGCGAAGGATTGCGCCGGAGGTTCTGGCTCCGGTTCAGGCGCCTTTACGCCCTTCCTGACGCCCATATAAGTCAGCAGCCCCGTTACAACGATCAGGAAGCCGTTGGCAAAAGCCTCATAGTCAATTGTCACCGGCCTCTCCCTTCGCCAGCCGTTTGACCTCCCCGCCGATATCGGCAGCGGAGGTATAGAGATTTGCCAGCTCAAGGACGCAGAAAGTGCCGTAGGCAATGACGGCAGATGGGGACCCGCCGCCAGACAAATACGCCGTGACAAAGCCCAAAGTGAATTGGCTCCAGAACAGCAGCCCTATGAGCGAGGCGGCCATGCGGAGATGGGGGGAAAAGCGGAACTGCCGGAACGTGCCGTTGACCGTCAACGCGGCCAGGCGCACCACGCCACAGAACAGGACGATCAGCGCCCACACATTCTCATCCGCCCAAGAAGCGATGCTTGTGAATGACGGTGAGGTTGAGAACATGTCGGGGCTGATATGGAGCGCTCCCCACATGCCGAACGTGGGGAGCAACATGATCCATTCCGACCTACGGATTGGGAAGTGGTCAACGATGCCGTCCCGCACAGCCCCAAGGTGCTGGAGGATGATCATTTATCGACCCAGCAGCCGATCGATGAGCGACTTGCGGACGCGGATCACCGCATCCTTGGCGATGTTCTCGACCACCAGCTGCTCCCGGCCGGGCAGAGATTTCAACGGCACCTCTGTGCCGTTGACCCGCACACCGTCCTCTTTCTTGTTCGGCCAGGCATAGACCACCAGCGGGATCGCAGCGGTGACGATGGCGGTCACCAGCTTTTCATCCACGCCGAAGTCCCAGCCAAAGCCGAGGTTCAGGATGGAGAGGATGGCCATGATCGCGGCGACGATGGCCTTGTCGAGATGAGTGAACATGATGCTGCGCTCCTTGCGCTTAGAACCGGATGAAATTGGCCGCGGCGAGGAGCGCCAGGGCGATGACAATGATGATCGCGATCACGCGCCACTTGCCGCCCTTGGGCTTGGCCTGGTGCTTGTCGATGGCGGGGATGGTGCGGGGCGGCACATCGATGGGCGCCGCTGGCGGTTCGGGGTGATGCGGGATGTCGGGCGCAGGCGGCAGGGACGCGGGCTGCCCAGCCTTCTTCCAAGCGTCAAGAGCAATGCGGGCCCACTGCTGCCGGCTGGAGTAGTGCTTCACCCCTGCCCGCAGGAAGGCCAGCTCGAACGCAATGACCTTGGCGTCCAGACCCTTCGCAGCCATGGTCTTAGGGATCGCTGCTTTCTCGCTGCCCTCGATGCCTTTCAGCTCAACGAACAGATACCCGTAGTTGGCCTTGTCAGATGCGGGGTCGAGGTTGTTGCGCTTGCAGTATGCCTCGAAGGCACGGCGCCGCGGCCCGGTCCACTGTGGCCAGCCCCACCCGCCCTTTGAGCCCTCCACCACCGGCTTGAACTCCTGCATGGCGGTGAAGCCGGCGCACTCGTGCCCGAGGTTGCCGAGGACAGCTGCAGCGTCATCGACGCCAATAGGAAAGTCGCTCAGGAGCTTGGCCATGATGCCAGGCGCCTTCGCGCGGAAAGTCGCTTCCGCGTTCATGGTCAGTCTCCAGGTAATGTTGGGGTGTTAGTCGCGGGGCCGCTTACGGCCGAAGAAGAAGAACACTGCGCCGCCGGTCAGGCAGCCCACGAACATGATGGTCGCAGCGATCGGGTCGAAGGGCGCCACACACTTGAGCAGCGCCACGTTGGCATCCCAGAACTGCTGAACCGTGGTGCCGGTAGCGAAGGCTGCGTCGTGAATATCGCAGCAGGTCCGCCAGGTGCGATCAGGCCAGAAGGTGCATCCGTCGTCTTCGAACATGCCAAGCTCCGGGCAATAAAAAACCGCCCGGAGGCGGCGGACAGGTCAACGGTGTGGTCGGGCTATTCCGGCCAGCCCTGCTCGATCTCGGCCTCGAGCGCATCCAGTTCGGCATGGGTGTCGGCACCATCGATCTGGTCACACTTCTCCCAGACGGTCTGCACCAGCGAAGCCACCCAATCGAACAGGCCGGTTAGAACGGCCATGCCCTGCCCATAGGTGACCATGATGGTGGCGTTGCTCTCGGGCCGGAACTTCGCGCCGTGCACATCCCCTGCCCCGCCAATCACGGCTGCGGTGTAAGCCGACAGCGAGGCCATCCAGTTCTTCTCATCGTCGTTCTCGGGCGTGGCATCCCGCAGCTGCAGCACCTGAATGTTGGGCTGCTCGTCGGTGCCGAAGTTCACCTCAAACCCGCCGCGGCGGATCGTCATGCCGTGAGCGCGAACACGAGCCTTCAGAGCTTCCTTGCGCTCGGCTTTGGTCGGCTGGGGCTTGTCCTTGAGCGTGTGGACGAACTTCACCAAGCCATTGACGCGCTGCACGGTCTGCCCGGTGCTGATCTTGTCGTCGGGCACGGGATCAGCGGGAGCCGGGGCGAACAGGCCAACTGCGGCGAGTTCTGCCGTACTCCATATCCGCTCGATCGAGAGCGGATGCTGCACTTCGGCAATAGGTTCACCGGCCCAGGGAGCAAAGCTCCCCGAGGTTTCGAGGTAGAGCATGATAGATTTTCCTTGTGAGAGTCGGAGTTCAGATGGCGACCCGACGAACCGCGCGGACGAGCGCCGCGCCATTCTTGCGGTCGCTGAGCTGTGTTCCGTCTCCGAAAAACTGAAGCCACGCATAAGTGCGGTTGCTGGCGTCTTCGGTGGAACTATAATAATACCCCGCACTAGTGGTATTGAAAGAGCCACCTGCGCTCCGGTTAAGATATAAAACGTTCAACTCATTCTTGGCAGGCAAATACCAGTCCGTGTAGCCCTCAATCGAGAGGCTCCGGCAGAACTGAGCGGCCGGATGTGAGGCATCGTTGACCGCGTTTGAGTTCGCCAAGCCGTTGGTCAGGCTGTCAACACCAGTGTCGCTGGTGTTGGCTGTCTTCCATGCGAGCGTGCTCTCGCCCCCCGCTTTGGGCGCGACAACCAGAGCGTAGGACTGCCCGCTGTCCAGGATATTACCCATGTAATAACCCCCCTCCCATGACGTTCCAACAGGAGGAGGGCCACTTGCGCCAAAGATCGGCATAGGCATTCCCATAAACATGATCAGAGCGCCTTGCAGCTGGTGACAACAATATGGGTGGAGGTGATCGCTGTGAGCCCGATCAGCAGCCATGCGGTCGTGGTCACGGTGTCGGCGGGAAGGTCGCCTTTATAGCTGGTGCCGAAGCTCAGGGTTCGGGCAATAGTAGAGCTTCCCTTGACCAGGATGTAGCGGGTTGTCCCCGTCTGGACGTTGGTTGGATTGGCTAGTGTCCGGTTACCCCCCAGCGTCACCTGCGCCACAAGGAATGATGCCCAGTTGACGGAAATTGTTGTCGTGTCGGTCAGCGTAACGAGGTCCGCAGCACTGCTAATCAGTTCGGCCGTGAGGACCTTGTCTGCGGCGGCAGAGCGAACTTCCGCCACCGTCGCTTCGTTCATGGCAGCGGCTGTGCCTAGTGATCCAGCCGCCATCTTGCCGTCTAGGGCCGATTGCAACCCGTCCACAGTGCTGATCGCCTGCGTACCGGTGTGATTGTCCCTAGAGAGGAGGGCGGCGTCAGCCGAGTTCGCCGTCGCACCCGCAGCAACGCCATTCAGCTTGCTTTTGTCCGCCCCAGACATAAAGCCCGACGCCCCACCGGGAACCGCCTCGGCATGGGCAGTGCCGCCGGATCCGACATGCGAGGCCTGGGCAAACGCGCCGGTGTCCTGCGCGGATGCTGTACCGAGAGTAGGCCGCCCAGTCAGGTCGGCATAGACACCGGTTGTTGCGACAGTCGCCAAGCCGCTGATGGTGTTGGCTGGCTGGGTGCCGGTGTGATTGGCACGGTTTCTGAGGTTGGTATCCGTGTCGTTGGCCGTCGCACCAGCCGCTACACCGTCCAGCTTGGCCTTGTCGGCTCCCGTCATGAAGCCGTTGGCACCAGAGGCGATTGCCGCGGCATGGGCGGCTCCACCAGAACCCACATGGCTGACCGGCGCGAAGTCCGTCGCTGCCGCTGTTGAGGCGGTCCCCAGCCCCATCGTCGCCTGCATGGCCGCTTGGCTTGTGTCATCGAGCAGGGTTCGGGCGAAGGCACTAAGCGTTGTTACTGCAGCAGTACCAGAACCAGTGAAGTATGGCAGGGCGTTTGCGGCACTTGTGACGCTCGCCAACGCAGCCAAGTCCGGATCGTATGCCTGCACATTTGTGCCGGGAACCAGCCCCAACGTCACCTGGGCAGCTGCGGCGTTCACGTCATCCACAAGGGAACGCCCGAAAGCCGTGAAATCAGCCAAAGATGCGGTGCCTGCACCAGTGAAGTAGGGCAGCTTGTCGGCCGCACTGACCAGCCCAGCAAGTGCCGCAAGCTCAGCGTCATAGGCCATCACGTTGGTGCCGATGGCCACACCCAGCGTGGTGCGCATGGCGGCTGCGTCTGGATCATCAAGCAGTGCCCTGCCCGCCGAGGTAACCGTGCCGAGCGCAGCCGTGCCGGAGCCTGTAAAGTACGGGAAGGTATTGGCCGCAGAGGTGAGCCCAGCGATCGCAGCCAGATCAGCATCGAAGGCTTGAACAGTGACGCCGACAACTGCAGGCTGGAGCGCGGTGTCAGCCTTGGCACCCTGCGACGATGTAGCCAAGTCGCCAAGAGCCTTGCCGCCATCCTTGATGAAGTTGCCGGAGACGCCATCATAGATGGCGATCCGCGCATCCATCACGGCTCCGGTGGATTGCACCGTACCCGTGCCGGCGCCACTCGCACCCTGGTTGCCCGTGCCGCGAAATTCGACACTGAACAGCGCATTGTTTGCGAGCGTGCCGTTGTGATCGACATAGCTGACCGCGATCTTGCGATAGCCAGTGGCCGAGGTATTGGCGCCGGTGACCCGGAGCTTGAGCCAGTTGGCATGGTTGGCGGCGTCGATAAAGGTCAACTCGCCCCGATTGCCGGGGTTGTCGCTATCGTCCCAGGTGTCTAGCCAGGTGGTGACATCGCCGCCGGACTGCGCGACGAGGTCGATGAACAGCGCCGAGGCATCTGTCGGCGCTGCGTTGTTGAGCCGGAATGTACCGGTGCCGGGGTCGCTGTCAGCCGTGCTGGTACTGAACTGGAAGAATAGCGCCGTGCGTTTGGCCGCCTGCGCCGCCGTTTGAGCAGCACCGGCAGAACTTGCGGCGTTGCTAGCGTGGCCCGGCGCAGCAACGATCGCAGCCATATTGTTGGAGGCGGACTGCAGGGCCTGGATGTTGTCGCCAATGAGTTGGATGTCATCGGCGTTCGCGACAACGGCAGACAAATTGCTAGCCACGCCAGCCACCGTGGTCACGGCAGCCGCAACCCCAGCGACCGTAGCAATCGAGGTGTTTGCACCTGCCACGGTGTTCACATTGCCGATGCTGCCCGCCACTGTGGTGATCGCTGCCGACGCTGGTGCGAGCGTGGTGATCTTGGCACTATCCGCCGCGACGGTGCTAATGTTGCCGGTCATCCCGGCGAGGGTCGTGATCCCGGCTGCGACGCTGGCCACCGTGGCAACCTGATCATCGATGGCCGCAACGCGCCCGATCGGCGTCAGGGCGGCCGATACCGCGTTCACGTTGCCAATACCGCCTGCGACGGCGGTAATGGCTGCATTGGCGGCGGCTACGGTGGCGATATTGGTTGCCATGCCGACCACGGTAGCGATGTTCGCTAGCCCCGCCGCCACGGCATTAATGTTGGTCAGTGCCGCTGCAACCGAGGTGACGCTAGCACCGATGCCGGCCACCGTATTGATGTTGCCCGAGTTGCCCGCAACGGCGCTGATATTGGTCGCATTGTTCGCCGCTGCGGTGATGTTGCTGGCAATCGAAGCTAGCGTGGTCAGCTGGGTGCTCAAAGCCGCAAGCGTCGTGATATTGGCCGCACGAGGCGCCAGCAGCGCAATCTCGTCGGCAATGTCGGCAATCTGCCCCACCTGTTCAGCCATGCCGGCCAGCGGTGCCAGATCGGTCGAGAGGTAATTCGCAACGGCAGCAACATCGCTCGCTGCCAATGGCAGGTTGGTCGCATAGCCGTAGTTGTCCATCCCGTAAGGGTTCGAGGATGCGTTGTAGATGCCGGCATTGTACTGGCCAAGGCGGGCGAGTTCGACGGTTGGGACAGCCATCAGATGCGTTCCTTGATGGTAAAGCCCGCCGCCGCATAGCCAAAGGCCACCTGGGAAAGCGGGTTCATTTGCGAGAAGGTGCCGAGGAATGACCGGCGCTGCATTTCAAGGGCAGACGCATCAGGGTCGGGGATGACGAACACCTCCCGGTCATAACCGGTGTGGCGCATCAGGTCGTAGAAGTCGTTGAAGGCTTCGCTTTCGGGCAGATAGTCGAACCCGAACTGGAACACGCGCGGATTGATCCGGCGCCAGATCTGCTCGCCCCCGCCCAGCGTTCGGCTGCGCTTGCTGTTGTCCTCGAAGGCCAACCCGTTCTGCCCCACCTGATAGTTGATGGATGGCTCGACGGTTCGGCACATCAGCAGGCGGCTGGCTTCGATGAAGCCGTCTGGATTGCCCTCGTCGTCAATCTCGATAGTCCAGAACAGCTGCGCAACGGCATAGGGCAGCACATGGATGATGAAGGTGCCGCGATCGGGATCGTCCGGCGGCTGATATCCCGACCAGAGATAGGGTGAGCCCCAGGGGAGGGAGCCGAAGGTGGCGCGCACCGCGCTTTGCTCCCACCCGCTGTCATAAAAGGCGTTGCTGCGACTAGCGTCCGGGAAGGCCCGGACGCGGTAGCGATTGGCCGTGGTTAGGTTGGTCGGCCCTACAACAATGGCCTTCATCGCCACTACTTCGGGCAGGGCCACATCGAACCGGGTGTCGGATGGGTCATCCGAAGCCGAGCGCCATACCTGCTCCAGGGTGTCAATCTGCAAGTTCGCCACCGGGAGCGCAGATGCCGGCCCCGTAACCGAGCCGATGTCCGACTGGTTGTCATAGAGCAGCATGATTTTGCCCATAGGGCACCTCGCAAGAAAAAGCCCGCTTGAAGCGGGCGAGGTCAGTTCCAGTGGTGGTCGCTTTGGTAGTCGGGCGGTATGGGCACCTTGGCCTCAAGCCGGTTCGACCGATCACGAATGCCATCGATGAAGGCGACCATGCTCTCGTCGCCGCCCTCCCGAAGGATGTTCAGCTGCTTCCACAACGGGTATCGCTCTTCAATCCGCCGCGCGGCCTCTGCCTTCACATGGGCCGGCGTCACCTTCACCTCATGGCGCATGGGCAATGACCCTCACGGTCTGATGCTGGAACGGGAACGGCGGCTCGAGGTCGATCGCGTATTCGCCAGCGATAGCGGTGACGAACTCGAACACACCATCGTCTATGGGGCCCCACTCACCTCGATCGACGCGCACACGTGTGCCAGCGGGTACGTTGTCCGCCCGCAGGACCGCCACGCCATCGGCGGGGAGCCCCATTGTCGGGCGCGGGAAGAGCATGGGCCGAGGCACGGGGGAGCCGGCGAGCGCGTACCAACGCCCATCGTCCCACCGGCCCTTCAGGATGGCCTCACCCTCTCGAGTGTTTTGCTGCGCCGTCTGCAGCCCGCCTACCTGGCAACGGATTTCCCCGCTCGCCAGATTGAAGATGGAATATCCGTCAGCGCTTTCCATTGATGAACCCGATGGATTTCTGGGTGAAATACATGCCGCTGTTCTGGGCATAGGCTTCGAGCTGCCAGTTACCTGGAGAGCCACTTCGGTCGGCGTAGCTGAGACCAAAGAAGCTGGATGGCCTATCGTCGGTATTTATGCTCACGGATGCCATTTGCTGGCCATTCTTGGTCAGCCGCAGCCCGCCGAAGGAAACACCCGTTCCCTGAGAACGCGCATGGCAGCTGGCGTCGATAACAACCTGCCCCCCTTCCGGGTTGACATAGATGTCCACCAAGCCCTGCCAGTTGGATCCGTTGACATTATTGCCGCCGGTCGCGATCGAGGCGTCCGCATTGGTGATCTGCTGAGAACCGACCTTTTCGGTGGTGATCGCACCGTTGATCAGCTTGCCACCGTTGACAGTGCCCCCGACGAGTAGATTGCCGTCAATGCTCAAATTACCAATAGTGCCAGAGACTGCAGCGAGGCTGGTAACGCTGATCTTGTCGGCAGTGATAGCCTTCGACGCAATCTTAGCAGCAGTTACTGCGCCTGCTTCAATCTTGTCCGCGGTGACTGACTCTGCGTCGAGCTTGTCGGCAGTGATGGCCCGTGAGGCGATCTTAACCGCTGTGACCGACCCGGCCAGGATCGCGTCGGCAGTGACCGCACCGGCGGCTATCTTCGTTGCCGTCACTGCGTCGGCCGCGATCGATCCCGCCACCACAGCGCCTGCTGCAATCTTGCCGGCGACGATGGCGCCAGCAGCGACCTTGGCAGCCGTCACGGCGCCGGTGGCGAGTCGGGTTTCTTCAATGGCACCCGCCGCGACCTTCTCGGTGGTGACTGCATTGGCCGCGATCTTGCTAGAGTTGACAGCCAGCGCCTCTAGTTGATCAGCAGAGACCGCACTGGGGCGGATCTTGTCCCGCGTGACGCTGCCGTCCTGCAGCATGCCGTCGGTGATCGAGTTGAGGGGCGGCAAGGTTGTGCTGGTAGTGGCTGAGATGCCTGCCGTTTGTGCTAGTGGTTCGAAGTCGCCCAGGTTGCCTGACCGATCCCGTGCCCGTACCCAGTAGTACCGGGTCGTATTGACCAGCAGTCCTGAGTGAACGAACTGGTTGCTGATCGCCTCGCCCACCTTGGTGGCATTGCCCCGGTTATTGAGCGTGGCCGACCAGATCTCGAACTTGTCGAGCTGCATGTACGGCAGGCTGCGGAACTCGGACGGGTCGGCTGCCGTCCAGGCAAGCACGATCTGCCCGACGCCTCCGGTAGCCGTAAGGCCGGAGACGACGATATTGCTGTCTGCCATCCCCTACCCCCAGACCGTCAGGTCAACTGTTTCGTTGGCTGGATCTTCCCTGCGACCGATCACCACCATTGGCTTGCCCTGGTCATAGCCATAGCGGCCGAAGCGCACGGTTCCGGTGGAGCCGAGCACCATTGCGCCGGCGTTCTCGCGCGCCACAGGGATCACGATCACATCGCGCCGCACGCCATAAAGGCTCAGCCAACGGGTGGCAGCCGCTGTAGCGTCAGCCGCATTGACCAGCAGCGTTTCCACTGTGAGTTCCGGCGCCAGCGGGTGGCGCACCAGCACGGCTGGATTGTCCGCCTTTGCCTCACGGTACTCGGTGGCAAGATAGGCCTTGCGCGTATCGCTGAGGAACTGCCCGACCCGCTCGGCGTCTTGCACGTCCCAGATACGGGTATGCCGCACCACCACGCGCCAGGCCGGTAGGTTGCGATCCGTGTCAGGATTGCAGAGCAGCGTCAGATCATCGGAGAGGATGATGCTCTCGTCCACCAACCAGGTCGGCGTTCCAGGGGCGGCCATGCGCCCTGCCTCGAAAGCACCTACGGCATTGGGCACCAGATATCCGCCGATCGACTGCAGCACGGCACTGATCGCCTCCAGTGCCGAGCGTTCGTCGGTGATATAGATACCCACCTCTTGCGGCGCGGCAGCCTGCAACACGGCGAATGAAGCCGTGTTGATATTGTCCGAGCCGGTGAGGCCGAGGCGTGCCAGCATGCGCAGCACCACGGCACCGGCCGAGCGCTGCGCCAGAGACACGCCCTCAGTCACGTCGGCCGTAATGCCGTAGAACGGCGTGAAGCCGATCCGGAAATACCCCAGAGCGAGACATGTCGCATATTGACCGGGGCGCAGCACCGCAGCCTGCAGCGCCGCCACACTGGCATAGTCGCCCTTGTTGGTCAGGGTGACACCGCCTTCATAGACTGCGATCGCTGCCACGGCGCTGTCGTTGACCTGGTAGATCAGATCGAACGGGTTCACGAGGATCGGCTTGACCACCAAAGCCCGGCCGAACACCAGCGGCTTGGGCTGGTCTTTCATGTCGGCGGTGCCGTTGACGAGATTGCCCGCCAGGCCCCCGCTGGTGGTGGCCCCGGTGTATCGGTTGGCTTGCAGCGCTCGCTCCAGCTCGAGCCGGCGATCATAGAGGCGCAGGCGCAGCGTTGTCAGTGCCGCTGAGCCATCGAGCCCTTCCACCGTGCCGCGCAGGATTGTCTCGGCGGTACTGTAGTCGGCACGCGGGCCGCTGATGCGCTTGACCACAACAGGCCTGCCATCAAAGCCATAGTTGAGCCACGCGTCGAGCCGGCCTTCCGCATTGCTCAGCTCGATCGAGCCGTGATCGGCCCGCGCCATGCCCATCGTTCGACCCTCTTCAAAGAGGGAGCGGGCGAAGTGACCGGGATCGGTGACGTGGTTCGGATAGACCGTGTTGGCCGGGGTGTCGGTTGGTGCCGTCACATAGCCGCAGGAAGAGACGCGCAGCGTGCGCACCCCTGCCCCATCATAGGCCCCGATCTCAAGCAGGAACTCGGATGCCTGGCTCATGATGCTTTTCGCTGCAGCCGGGCTAGATTGCTGTCCCGGTTGCCCTTGGCAGCCGTGCTGCTCACCGTGCCGACGGCTTCCACCGTGGCCTGGGCCCCGGCTGCGACGGTGCCGCGCAACTGTGCAACCTCACCGCGCAAGGCCCGCAACTCAGAAAGCATGGCGCCGTTGTCATTGCTGGGCGCAACACCCCGGTTCATTGCTTCCAACTGAGGGCGGAACATGCGTGTGGCCGGGGCATTGGCGACATATTCCTGACCATGCACATAGCCGGCGATCTGCCCTTCCACGCCGCCGGTGAAGCCACCTTGGACATAGCCAGGCATTGTCACTTCGCCGTTCTGCCGAGCGCGATCGGCAAACTGGCGGTAGATGTCCGAGGTAAGCCCACCCTGTTGCTGGATGATCTTACCCCACCAGGCGGCGCCGGCATTGTCCGCCTCCCGACCCAGAACGTTGCTATAGAGCCGATCGACCAGCGTGTCGGTGCGGTTCTGCTCGGCACCCGCCAGCTGCTTGTTCGCCAGTTCGAGTGCCGCGACAGCGGCCGCGACCGACATCACCGAGTTGTTAATGTCGATGAGGTGGCCCACCTGGCTGTTGAGCAAGCCGAGTTGCCGTTCCGACGCCGATACCTGAGCCCCAGCCCGCGCCAGGGCCTGATCGAGAGTGGCGTCAACCTGCTCCCAGATCCGCATATAGCTTTCGGAGGTGCCGTAATAGGCGCGCGCCTCTTCCAGATACTGGCGCGACACGTTCTCGAGCTCGCCGATGGCTTCCTGGTCACCGGCCAATGCCTTCTGGCGTGTAGCCTCAAAGTCGCGCTCGGCGGCGCCAAGGCGATCGATGGGCGAGAGCGGCGATATGGCCGTATCGAACCGAAGGCTCTGCTTGAAGGCTTCGAGCGAGCGGATGAACTGCTTGTTGCGCTCGATCACCTGGCTGAGGGCCGACGCTTCCGCATCATATGCAGCCCGCAGGTCGTCGCGCGCGCGGTCAACTGCGGCCTGAGCATCCGCCACAGCCTTATCCAAGCCAGCCGTCCCGAGGGACCCCATCAGCCCTGGGGCAATGTCGGGGAAGATCGCCGCCAGTCGCGCGAGCTCGGCCTCGCTCAGATTGGCTTCGTCGGCGATCTTCTGCAGCGTCAGGTTCAGTTCGGTCAGCGCCAGGCTGCCATCGGCGCCGAGCTTTTCCGCATCCTGCAGGCGGGCATTATAGAGCTCCTGGGCGGCAGCCACGTCGTTCAGGTAGCTGTTGCCCTGCAGCGCATTGACCGAGGCCTGCAGATCCTTCTCGTATTGCCGGGCGAGCGTCGCCGGCAGGTTTGCCAGTGCCGCCTCAATCTCCCGGACGAGGTTCTTGTCCTTGGCCTTTTTAGCGAGGGCGATATATTCCTCCGCTTGCCGGTTGGCATCCCCCAAGGCCTTGGCATACTGGCTCACCACTTCGCCGTTCATGCTATCCATGAACTGCTCGATTGATGGTCGCACCTGGTCGAGCTTTTCCTTGGCTTCCTTGGTGGCCTTGCTGGCCCCCATCATGCCGCCGATAAAGCCCATGACCCCGCCGACCAGCCCACCAATGGGCCCGCCCACGGCAAAGCCGGACATGGCGCCGCCGAGCGCACCCATCATCGGGCTCTGCGTCTGCATCCCCATGCCAAAGCCGCCGAGACCGGCGCCCGCAGCTCCTGACAAGCCCTGCAATCCCTTGAGCCCGGCAAACAGGCCCTTGCCTGCGCCTTCCTCGGTACCCGCCTTAGAGCCCTGAAAGATCGCCTCGAAGATATTGGTCGAGCCGCCCGCATTGTCATTGGCAGCCGAGGGGCTGCCGAAGCCCTCGAAGAACTTGCCCAGGTTCTGCTCGCCGAGCTGAGCGAATGCACCCACGGCCTTGTCAAAGAAGGCGTCGATATCGTCCATAGGGCCATCAAACAGCGAGCCCAGCACCTTGCCAAGGGTATCGGTCAGCGCGTCGCCGGTCTGTTTCGCCCTATCTTCCAGTCGGCGCAAGCCTTGGTCTGCGGCCGTATTGAGGTTGGCGATCTCGGCCTCGACGCCTTGGATCTGGAAGCTGTCCAGCTTGTCCCGGTACTTGTCGAGAAAGCTCATCAGCTCTTCCGCCTCGCGCCGCGCATATTCCGCCGGGAACAGCTTTTCTGCCAGCTTGTCGGCGGTGCCGGTGAAGCTCTCAAAATCCTTCTCGGCCGCCTTAAGCGCCTTGGCAGCCCCGCCCGACTTCGCCGCGACCTGCTCAAAACTGCGCCCGGAGGCGGCTAGCTCCTGGTTCATCGCCGCAGTCGCGCGCGTCATCTCGACTTCCGAAGCGCCGGATGCCTCCAGCTGCTTGCGCAATTCGGCATACCGATCGGTGATGCGCGCAGCTGCAGCTTCACGATCACCCATGTTGCCGATCTGGGCTTGCCGTTCGGCCTCCGCGAGTGCGCCGGTCGCGTCGGTTAGGCCGGTGACCTGATCCTGCGCGCGCTTGTAAAGGTCGTTTGCCGCCTGCTGGCGTCGCGCAAACTCGTCCAGGCTGATGCCGCGCGCATCAAGCAGTGCCTGATTTTCCCGGATGGCGGCACTGTAGTCGCCTTCAGCCTGCTTGAGCTGGCCGAACTGCGCCTGGGCAGCCGCAACCTCGGGGATGAGGCTGCCCAGGCGGAACATGGCATTGGCGTAGGCATTGGCCGCGCCCGTCGCCGTGCCGTACTGGCCGGCGGCCACTGCAGCGGCCCCGCCCGAATTGGCAATCGCCCAGGCTGCGGCTATGGCGGCGCGCTCTACCAGGGATAGGCCGAGGCTTGTATCGTTGGCAATCTGTTCAAACGACAGCATCCCTGAAAGGTCAGTAAACTCAGCATTCAGAGTGCCCAAGGCGGCTTCGGTGCTGCCCATGACCCCCTGCACTGTGGTCAACCCACGCGCTAGCTGGAAAACCTCATCCGCCATCTCTTTAATTGCCGGATCATCCGTGGAGTTGTAGAGCACGCGAGCCGCCGTCGCCGCGTTCTCCAGCTCCTGGGCGGTCGAGTTCACCGAGAGGTTCAGATCACGCAGCAATTCTACCTGTTGTACCAGGTCACCCCCGAATATAGGCGCCGATGGGGCCGCCCTATCGGTAGCCCGCATCACTTCCACCATTGCAGCGAAGCGGTCGTGAAGTTCCGACGCCGAGCGGCCGAGACGCTGCAACTCGTCATCCTGCTTCCTTAGACTTGCCTCGAGGTCCGAGGCAACAACCCCCTCCGGAAGCTTTGCCGCAGCGTCGGCAGCTTGCTGAGCTGCGTCCCTCACCTCCTGGTAGCCGGTCAGGACCTCGTCCAGCCACTTGTCGTGGCGTTCGAGCGCAGTGCTGGCATCCTCGGCGCCCTTCTGGGCTGACATGAACCACTGGATGGCCGCAGCGCCCAATGCGATGAAGCCGATGGTGAGCAGTGACACCGGGTTGATGATCGACATGAACGCCGTTGCAAGCCCGCGAATAGGGTTCTGCATCGTGTTAAGCACCGCGCTCAGCTGAGTGCCCTGCTGCAGCGCAATCATGATGGGGCTCATGCCCATAGCTGCGGTGACGCCTATATCCTGGAACTGGGCAGCAATGTTCGCCGTGCTGCCCAAAGCGTTGTTGTTCGCACCGGCGGCGCGGCTCATGGCCCCCGCCTGGGTGTTGAGAGCTGCTGTTGTCTGCTCAAGGCGGGCCTTGAGCATGGTCTGCCCGCGTGCCAGTTCGTCGGCACTGAGATCGCCGCGCTGCGCCATGGCTGTGAACTCGGCCAACTCAGCGTTAAATTTGTCTTGGGCCGCTGCGATGGGGTCAATCTGCGCCTTAGCCGCAGCGACACGCGCGCTGTAGGCCTCCGCTTCGCGGGCCGCCGCCTCAAACACAGAGGCGCTCTCCCGCGCCGACTTGACCATGTTGTCATTGGCAATGGTCAGCCCTTGAGCCGCAGCTCGCGCGCGCTCCTCCGCTTCCACAAGATCTCGGTATTTTACCTCCACCAGTCCAATCGCCTGGGCATGACGTTCAGCGTCTATGGCACCTTGCTCAAAAGCCCGATTGACCACGGCCATATCTTTTGCCTGCTGCGCTGCGAGCCAGGCGAAACGGTCCAGCCGCTGGTTCAACTTGTCGAATGACCCCGCTGCGGATAGTTGCCGGCGCGCACTGGTTTCAGTGGTGCGCGCCATTTCCTCGCCTGACTGCGCCACTTTCTTCTGCGCAGCACCGACCTTGTTCAGGTCCGCCTCGATACGATCCAGACCCTGAGATTGCCCGCGAACCGTTAGCGTCTTGATGGTGTTCAGCGAGGGCATCTCTTGCTCCAAGTAGTGCGACCGCATAGCTTTCGGTCGAGAAACGATGAGGCACAAACATGCGACTGGTTGTTTTCGGGATAGTCTTGCTTGCTTCGTGCCTCCCCGCCCTCTCCCAACAGGTAGTGGACGAAAGCGCGAAGTACGTCGAACCGGCTGATTTGGAGATGCTGTTCAGCACCGCTCGGGATGACTTGGCAGACGGCTACTCCGCCAAGTTCTCATGGCTGTCTAAGAAACGCGGCTACATCTGCGGTTTTGTGAACGCCAAGAACGGGTTCGGCGCATATTCCGGCAACACTGCTTTCCGCTATGAGGTCAGCAGTCGGACGCTCGAGGTATTGCCACCGGCGAACGACGCGCTGTTCGGACTGAAGGAACTCTCACTTCGCAACTCAGGATGTCCGACTTCTATTTAGAAGGCCCTTGGTGCTTCCCGATCCATTCCAAGTACACGGCATCCATGGCTCTAATGTTCGCCCGGAACGCCTCGAAGTAGTCTATCAGCACAATGCCGAACCGTGTGGCATAGCGGTCAATTGCCGAAAACGGGATTGGGCCGACCGCCATGCCGATCGGCCGTTCGGTGTGCAACTCCCACCAGGCTGACCAAACGAACTGCAGATGATCCGGCAGCTCCGGGCGATCGTGGAGCGCCTTGGGCTCGACGCCGTCCTCTTGGGCCAGATCTTCCAGCCACTCGATCTTGTCGCCCCAGTGGAGCTGCCACTGGAGCGATGCTGTTAGTTTCCCGCGTTGGCCTCGGCCGTGCCGGTGGTTTCTTCGCTAGCCACATTGCCTGCCCAGGCCACAGCATCGCGCAAGGCGCCGTATTCGGGGTTGAGCAGCAATTGCTTGGCGAGCACTGGATCGTATTTCAGCGGCTTGCCATCCTCACCCTCAAGCCCATCCCAGTCCAGCAGCACTGTGTCGGCCAGCGTGCGGGCGGAAATGTCGCTCTTGGTCTGCTGATCGCTGATGATACCGCCGCGTTTGAGGTGGCGAGGCGTGGCGTCAACCAGCTGGCCGTAGACACGCCGGTAGTCGGGATTGCCCACCGGGCGGACCTTCAGCCGCAGCTCGCCCATATCAGGGATGTTGTCGATCCAGACGCCCTGCTCTGCCTTGGCGAGGTCGGTCTTGATGGCGGAAAGCTTCATGCTGGCTGGTCCTTGGCTTCGGCCGGCGCCTGGCTGGCGGGCTCTGGTTTGGTGGATGGTTTTGCCGGAACTTCCCGTGCCAGGCTCTTGCCGACGATCATGTCGGCATATGCGTCGGCGATCTCGGGCTCCTCGCCTTGGGCGAAGTGCCGTTTCTTGCCGTTGGGATAGCCGGTGAAACCAGCGAGGATGGCCACGGTCTTCATGGTCACGCCACCTCGCGGGTGATCTTCAGGGTGCAGTCCTCGGCACCCAGCAAGCCCCGGAACGGCACCGAGACCATGATGTCATCGTCATTGCCGCCTGCGGTGACGTTGCCATCGCCCAGGCGCAGCTTGTCGATGTCGAACTGGTATTTGTCGCCGCCGGCATTGCCGACCTGCAGCGTCAGATCGGCCAGCCCGTGATCGAGGCAAGCTTGGTATAGCGTCTTGTTTTCGAAGTAGCACTCCATGGTTCCGCTCACATCGAACCGGCCTAGGCCGAACTCCTCGGAGAACTTGGAGCCGACCACTGGCCGGGTGCGCAGGTTGTTGGAGATATCGAGTGTGAGGCTGCGCACCTTCGGTGCCGGAGTGATGCTGCCAATCGCGAGCCCGGCGACATTAGCCGAAGCGGTCGACACTGGCGTTTCGCTGGGGTCCGCATAGGTGGCGCCGGTGACGATGGCTTCCGCCAGAGCCTCCATGCGTCCCATGATACCGAACGAGCCGGTGACCGCCGCACGGGCCCCGATCGACAGGGACATCGTGTTGATCATGCAGCCGGAGAAGCGGCGGAACGCATCGGCTGCGCCAAGCTCATAGGTTTCTTCGATGGTGAGCGATTGCGGTGTGATGCCGTTCTTGAGCACGTCGCCAACCCAGCTGCTGCACATCAGCGCTGCAAGGATCTGGTCAAAGGTCCCATAGGTGAACTCGAAGTCGTAGGACCCGGTCACGTCCTGCCCGAGCTCGAACTCGTCGCGCACATTGCGATCCGACTGGCGTTCATTGCTGGTGCCCGTCGATTTGGTGGTGCGCAAGCCGCCGCTGGTGGTGCGCAGCGTCTGAAAGCTTGGCGTGGCGGGGGCAACGCCAAAGGCAGTCTCAGCAACGGCGGCAACCCGCACGCCGCTTCCGGAAGCGAAAGCCATATCAGTTCTCCAGTGTGTGGGGTTGGCTGCTGTCAGCCGAGGAAGTCGAAGCGGTACGGCACCGCCACGGCATAGGTGAAATACTGGCCGTTCTCGTTGGCATCGTCCGAACTGGCCGAGCTGGGCACGAAAGTTTCGACGCCGCTGAAATGCTTGTTCAGGAACATGGCCTCAAGCTCCGCAGCCCAGGCTCGGCCTTGGGCGCCGCCGGTGCCGCGCTCCATGTTGAGCAGCAGACGAAATGCGCCCTCTTCTCGGTGCGTGTTCGCGCCTGGCACTCCAAAGCTGATGCGTGCCGCGTCCGCAAACGGGAACTGCAGCTGCAGGAAAGGCGAACCATCCTCCGGCGTGCTGCCCTGGCTGTTCTCGTCAAACACAGTGCAGCGGGTCCAAAGCGCGTCGAGCCGTGCCTGCACGGCCACAACAACCGCTAGTCGAGCCATGTCAGCGCCCCAGTCGGATAATGATTGCGGGCTGCCGCAGGCGTGTTCCAGCCTGCGATCGCGATCGTGCGCGCTTCCCGCCCGCCCAAACCGCAACGGCACCGGTCGCCATCTCCCGATAACCGAAGCTGACCCGCGCAATGTTCCCGAAGCGGCGATTGGCAACAATGGCGACGGCTTGATAAACGCCGTCGGGCGCCTGCGCGGACAGGCCCTTCTCGATCTTTCGCGCATATGGCTGCGCGTTCAGAAAAACGTATTCATCGGCTTCCGGCACAACGCCGGCAGGGTCAACTTCGACACCGCCGGCAAAGAACACATGGCTGCGGGAGTAAAGCCCCGACCGTACCGGCGAATTGCTCACCAGCTGCGCGCCGATCCAAGCAAAGACCTCAAGCAGTAGATCGAACTCGGCGACAATAACGCCGTCGCCGCGCACGCTGCTGATCGGCGCACCCCGTCGGCCATCAACGGTGACCTCATAGTCCGGCACTTGCCCGATGACCTTGGCGTTGTCGATCCGCACCTGGTCGATCTGTTCCTGAGCAAACTCCGCCAACCGCGCCCCGCGCGCCTCAACCGAAAGCTCCTCAGAAATGATCAGCGCGATATCCAGGCCGATCGGCTCAATGCGGCTTGCAACACCCATCAGCCACGCACCTGCAAATTGAGCCGCACCAGTTGGTCACCGATCATCACAGCGTCCACCATCTGGATGTTGCGGCGGCGACCAGCGATCTCGATCTTGTTGTTCGTCGCCGGCATGGCCGCTTCGAATGCTGTCCCCTTGAGCGAAGTCGGTGAAATCACAACCGTGCTGTCGCCCTGCTGCACGCCGTTGGCCAGTTCATCGGGCTTATAGCCTCTGATAAATGCTTTCACGGCTGCGCTGACCGGATCACCGTTTGGCACCAAACGCGTGAGCGTGACGCTCTGGCCATGCTTTTGGATTTGGCGATCCAGCATGGCGATTGCTTGAGCTGGCGTCATCAGTAGCGCCTCAACCCGCCCAGCAGGCGGTCAATCGCGCCGCGTATCAGCTCGGTTGCCGCCGCAGAAACGGTATATGTCGTTGTTCCAACGCCTTCGACTTGCTCTGATCGCAGGAACAGATTCTCAGTGCCAATCGTCATGGCATGCAGAACAGTGAGCTGCAGCGCCTGCTTTACCCTCGCTGGCACCGGTCCAGTGCCACCGTTCTCGACAGGGACGTCATCATATCCGGCGCGGTACCTAACCTTGTGCACAGGACGGTGTACCCAGGCGGCGCCATGAGAGATGAGAAGAAAATCCCCCTCTTTACGGTAGGTGCCAGGCATTGCAGGTTCGGGTGTGCCGTCGGTATCCTCTGTCGTGATGCCCAGGACCTCGATAACGGGACCGCACGGCAACATGATCTCGCGCTCAATAAACCATCCCCCGTATTCCAGGGTTTGCGGCCCCAGGGACTGCCCGAGCCACCCATCCGGGCCGTCTATTTCCTCCTGCGCGGCAGCGATCAAAAGGGCGATCTTCTGGTCGGTTGCAGCGTGCGCGCCAACTATGTCGGCGGGCGTCAAGATCGCCTCAGGTGGCACAATTACGCGAATGCTCATCCGCTGCCCTTCCGATCCGTGTAGGAGGCGTTAGAAGCGGCGAGCAGAGCCCGCCGCCTGTTACTTATTTGCTGCCCTTGTTCTTGGACTTAGCGTCCTCAACCTCTTGAGCAATTTTTGCCAGCTCAGCATCCGCTGCGGCGCGTGCAGCACTAACGCCCCCCTGGATTTCCGCAATCTCAGCATCGGCTTTGCGTCGGGCTTCAGTCACCTCGTTGGTGATGCCGGAAAGCTCCGTGTCAGCACGGGTGCGGGCATCGCTCAGTGCGCCAGTGTGCTCGGTATTGAAGCGTTCAAGCTCAGCCAAAGCAGCCGCCCGACGTTCGCTGGTGCGGCGATCCAGCTCTGCAAGCTCCTGGTCGGCAATCTGGCGGGCCTCTGCCAGAAGAGCTTGCTCGGCGTCGACTGGTGCATTGACCTCCGCCAGGCGCTGAGTGTCGGGAAGTGAAGCGACAGGCACCAGAGCGTTCAGCGCATCACTGCGCTCAACACAGCCTGCGGCAACTAGTTGGTCGAGCTGGAGGGCGTCAAGATTGACAATCTGCCCTTTTCGGATGGGCTGTGTGCCAAGATTGAAGTCAGACTTGGCAGTGCGTTCGACAAGGTTGGACACGGTGGTCTCCATCAGGTGAGAGGAAGGCGAGGCTGGCGGTCAACACGCCGTTACGGATTGAAGCGGTTGTCCCCCATCAGCAGCATGGCCGAACCCAGAACGGCGGCGCCATTGTCGGTGGACAGGGCCACTGCGATGAAGCCGTAGTCTTTGTCGAGGCGCTCCACGGTGGCTTCGGCGGTCAAGTCCAACGGTCCACCACCACTGCCGGCAACCTTCTCTACGGGGGCGCCAAGGTCTTTTGCGTCGGTGCCGGTTGCATCCTTGGCCTGCCGAAACTGAACAGTGACCTTCTTGGTGGCAGCGACAGCGGCTGTGGTCACCACGGCCATGACGCGACCGGCGCCCGATACGTCGATGAAGCCGCTGGTGCGCGGCGTATTGATATCCTGCGGGATCACGGCAGCGCGTGTGCGCAGGCTTTCGGAGAGCTTACGGCCCATGAGAGCACCTTTGATTGTGAGGAGGGTTACCGGCCGCGTGCGGCCGGCAGGGAAGCGGCTGCTTAGATTGCAGGCACGTCGAGGGCGACAAACGGCGACACCAGGTAGCCGTTCTCAAGGGCGAAGGGCGCGGTCAGCCAGGGTGATCCGTCCACGTTCCAGAAGATCTTGATGACTGTTTTGTTCTGGCGGAACAGCACGTGCTCCGATGCTGCAACAAAGGGACCTGAACCGTCTTTAATCAGGTACTGCGACAGGTCGCCGTACCAGAGGTCGCCCAGCGAGCCGAGCTGAGGATTACGGTCGGAAGTGATCGCGGGCCGGCCCATCAGCGTTGCGGGCTCGCCTTCGCGCATGGAAGGCACCCATAGGGGCCGGCCGTCAGCGTCCTTGAGCTTCAGCAACCACACCAAGGCCGAGCGCGAATACACGAAAGTGCCGTTGCCGTACCCGCGCCCGACCATCTCCGCCACATCATCATACTGGATCTGGTTGGCAACCTTGCGGTTTACCTTGAGTGTCGCGGATGCCTTCAAGACGCCCAGGGGTTTCTTGATGCCGTTGCCCAGGAGGAAAGCATAGTCCTCGGCCTGGGCACTCGCACCGCGCAGCTGCGTTTCGAGCAGCGGGCCAGCGGCCTGCCAGTTGCGCAGCAACTTGTCGGTGACAGTAATGGTACCGGCCACCTCGTGCGGGGTGAGCGTGATCTCACGCAGCTTGAGGTCCGTTTCGGGCTTGGTGTCACCTTCGCCGATCCACTGCACCTCAACGCCACCGAACATATTGGACGGGGCTGCCCCGCTCTGATCCAGAGCAGGCATAGTCACCGGGGCGTCGGGAGGATTACCCGCTTCGATGACAGTGGCGCGGGGGCGAATGATCGCCTGCTGCGGTGTCAATGCCAGGAGGGTCTGGCGCAGCTGCGGGGGGATCATGAAGCCGCCCGATGCCCCTTCGTCGGTCCGCAGTTCGGAGCGCAGGTCGCCCTCCTCTCCTGCAGCGTTCTCGACGTAGTTCAGCCGCTGATCGTTGGGATTGAAGCGCACCGCATGCATGAACTCGCCCATGCTTTCAAATTCACGGCGGGCTGGGTCGCCGGCGGGACGCTGGATTTGCGCATTACGCGAGGCTGCCGGCGCCACAGCGTCAAGTGCAGCATTGCTCGCAGCCATATCTTCCGCCCGGGCAATCCGATTGTCCAAGGCGGTCTTTTGCGCCTTGAGCGCGTCATACGCTGCGACCTCCTCGGCCGTGAGATCGCGGTTTTCGCTTTCCGAGGCATCCAGCATGGCCGTCATCTGCTTGACGACATCGAGGCGGCTTGCGCGCAGAGCGGCGAGCGGAATCTCTGCCCAGAAGCCGTGTTGATTATGCACGTCTACCAGGCTGGCAACATGGTGGCCGGCATCGGGAGCCATCATGATTGTAAAAGCCGCCAGTGCGGCCAAGGCGCAGAAGAACAAGCCGCCAAACAAAATGGCGGAACGTTTGGTCAGCAGCATGTCGCTGTCTCCGTGAAGCCGGTCAAAGAAAAACCCCGCTCGCGCCGGCGCACGAACGGGGTCACATCGCGAGAAAGCGAAGATCAGAGGTCGAGGGCGCGTCGCTCCCGTTGCGGAGCAAAGCTGCGGCGGCCACTGGGCGCGGGCACCGACCTTGAGACGCCCAGCCTCGTTAGTGTCTCGTCCATGGTTCCGATGCGGTCAGCCATGCGCTGCGCAACAGCATCGCGGGCCATCACCATTCGGCCCTGCCCGAAGCCATCGCGTACGGCCTGGCTGGTCACCCCACGCCCCGAAGCGACGCGGTCAACGAACATGCCGTAGTAGGCTTCCACCTGGCTGAGCACGTGCGCCTTGGCCTCATCTGCCAGCGGGGCGAAGGGCTGCATTTCACCCTTGTACCTGCCCGCACCGATCAGGGTCTTTTTGACGCCGAGCTTTTCGAGCGCCACGCTGACATCATCGTGGACTGTGTAGACGCCGATCGAGCCGACTTCCCCTGACGGCGTAACGACGATCTCTTCGGCCGAGCAGGCGACCCAGTACGCCGCGCTTGCAGCACGGGGGCTGACCTGGGCAATCACGGGTTTGGTACCCTTGGCCGACGCAATCAATTGCGCCACTTCGTCAGTGCCGAGAACGGCGCCGCCTGGAGAGTCGATATCGAGCACAATTGCCTTGATGCCATCGTCGGCCAGAGCGGCCCGTATAGCTTGCTCGAGGCCCTCGGCACTGGTACCGCCGCCACCCGACACATTGCCCATCATGTTCATGCGGCTCGAGATCACACCGCGAACAGGGATGATGGCGACTGCACCTTCCTGGCGAGCAATAGCGCGGGCAGTCTGGGGTGCGATCTTCGCCTCAATGTCTTCGGCGCTGAACTTCACGCCATCTGCCTGCATCGCGAGAAAGCTGGTGATGGCCGCCAACTTCTCTGGCTCGATGGCCCAAAGCTCGGAAGCGAAAGCCATCAGGATGTGCGCGTATTTCATGCTGCGTCCTCTTCTGGTTCGTCTTCACTTGCAGGCTTTTGGTCCTGGGCGGATTCTCCGGGCCCCGCTGGCTGGGGCCCGGGCACGTAGTTCGGATCCGTTGCACGCTCGAGCGTGACGAAATTAGCGGGCACAAAGTGATGGTCGCCGGCGTCACCGATGCCGTCCTCATCCTCAAAGGCGAGGATCTTGTTGGGGGACATGCTGCCCACACCAAACATGCGGTTGTAGAACTCGGCCCGGGTTTTCATATCGCCGCGCAGGAGGGCGTTCATGTTGAACTTCACGTAGTAGCCACGGGTCCGCTCTTCTTCGGTGAAGAGCTTCCAGTTGAGCTCCTGCTCCCAGGCATCTGCCCAGGGGTCGATCGTCTGACGGACAAAGCCGATCATCAGCTGCTCAACGCCGGTACCATATGAGGTTTGCTTCTCCTGGCTCTGCACCAGGATCAACGGAACATCATAGATCCGAGCAATTTCGGCGATATTGAACTCGCGGCTGCCCAGGAACTGGGCATCTTCCGGCGGGATCGTGGTCTGGATGAACTTCATCCCCTCCTCGAGCACCTTCACGCGATGTGCGTTGTCCAGACCGCTTTGCTTCTCGAGCGCTGCGGCGGGGCTTTCCGGCGATGCCTTGGTCTCACCGTCTCGGCCGCGTACATTCTCGCGTGCCTTGGGGCTTAGCCTGCCCGGGTGCATGAGAAACCCGCCGCTTTTGGCGTCATTGGCGAAGAACTTGGCGCCGAACTCCTCCATGGCCAAGCCCATTCCCAATGCCTGACGGGCCATGGAGATTTGCGAGATGCCCACAAAGCCGTCTTGGCTCTGATCCATGATATGGATCACGTTATCATGGTCGATCTCGACATTGCGGCCGCCGATCGACGAGCGGTAGAAGTGCCGGCCATTCTCCCTAACTGGCCGCGTGACATTTGGCTGGAGCGGATAGAGACCAACGGCCTGGCCGCGGCCATTTCGCTCAATTTCCAAATAGCCATTGCCCCAAAGCAGGGCATGGGCCTGGGTGGTTTTCCGCACCGTTCGCGAGCTCATCAGCTCGTTTGGTCGAACACCAATGCGGCCCGCAAAGGGGTGATCTTCAGCAGTAAGCACCCGGCGCGTGCCATCGGGCATGGCCTGGTACATACGCAGCGGAAAGCGCGAGATCGGATTAGCGATGCGGTTGACGCAGGCATAAACCACGGGAAGGGTCAGAGCGGTGTGCTCCGACACCGACACGCCCGCCTTGGTCTTGCGGCCGATTTCCCTGATGAGCCAACCACTCGGGCTGCTCATCGAGTCCCCTGGGGCGAAATCGCGGGCTTCGACGCCCGGCTCCTCCATATCTGGCTCAACCCGAGCAATTGTTTCCCGGCGGCTGAAGCCGAGGAGATCGCCAATGAAGCTCATATCTCCTCCAGTTCAACCTCGAGCAGGCCACGGTCTTCGTAGACCGATGGACCCTGCGCTTCAGGATTGGTGCTCATCACCGAAACCGCGTCAAACATCGACATCGCCAGATCGATCTTGGCGTCGCCAGCATTCTGCTTTGTGGCGCGAATGGCAGTCGCCGTGGGCTCAATTTTCAGGTTGGCAACGCACCAGGTCATCAGGCCATTGCCGCTGTGCAGCAGGGTCTTTCGAGCCAGCTTGCGTTCGGCTGTCTTGATGGCATTCATCAGGGAATAGCCCTGAGCAACGCCGATCAGCTTGCCATTGTCTTGCGTGATGTCGTGCTCGGCAAGTTCATCGACCAGCTCGCCCAGCCCTGCAGGATCAACTGCAACGGCGTGCAACAGGCCCTGCTCATCTATGTCGACGATTATGTCGACGATCTCAGAAATGTCGTTTAGCTCATCATCAACGATGGTCAGCTCGCCCGCCGCTTCGAACCCTTCCAGATCCTGCGCGATACTTTGGCGCCGCTCGAGAACCCCTCGATGGCACCAGCCATGCGACCATTGCAGCCAGTTGCGTCGAGAGCCGCGGACGCGACCCAGTACGGTCAACCCGAACAAGTCATCGAGGCCACCGCCGTCAATGCCGACCACCACGACCTCACAGCGCTCGAGCATGGAGTTGAGCGCATCCCTGCCCTTCAACTTCATCATCAACGCGTCTTCGCGCCCGAGCCAGAACTCGGCGCCTGGCCAACGATCGGTGCGCAATCCAATGCCGATTTCAACATTGAAGTGCTGGGAGGCCAAAAGCGTTACCGCCCCGATCCCCTTCTGCTCAGCGCTCAGCAGCTGATCCGCAAGGAAGTTCTCGCGAACCGAAAGCCCGTAGTTTGGATTGACCAGGTGCCAGGTCTTGCGGTCCTTCCACCCGTTGTCAACGATCAGCCGGCGAGGCAACTCGTACAGTATCGGCAACAGCGGCAACCGGAGTTGCCCGTCACGCACCATGCGGGCTCGATGTAGCTCCGCCTTCCATACGCCCGAGGGAGGCTTCTTGCTCTGCGTGGTTGTCTGCAGCAAAAAGCCGTCGGGGCGTTTCCCCAAGGCGCCGCGGATCTCGACGAAGATTTCTTCGGCATTCTTCTTCTCGGCGAAAACGTGCGTCTCGTCGATCATTGTGCCGACTTGTTTGCCGCCGGTGATGACGTCGGTATCGGCAGCCTTGATCTGCAGCGTGGCACCTGTAGTTCGGTGCGTGATCATCCTCAAATGGTTCTGAGGATGGAAGATCTTCAACAGCGCCGGATCGAGAGCGATCGTGCCCTTTGCCTGCTTGTAGGCGTACTCCGCAATCTTCATCGTCGGCGCAATGAGGTGAAACTCGGCCTCGGGCCGCTCATTCATGATCAGGGCGACAACCAGGATGGCGCCACCGTAGCTGGTTTTTGCATTACCCTTCGGCACCAGGAGGAAGAACTCCTGGATCATGCGCGTCTGCGTGACGGGATCGAGCGAGCCAAACATCGCAGCGACGAGCGGGAATAGCCATTGCCCGCACGCCTGCGCCATTGTCGGCGTGCCGGCAATGTCAGGAATGCGCAGCCGCTTGAAGATGCGCAGCGCCTTGTCGACCTGCTCCTGGAAGAGCGGAAGTGCCGGCACCAGCGAGGTGCCGGCCATTATCCGGCTTTCCCAATCAACGCAGGACGTATCCCAGCTGGTCGCTGCCTCATCACTTAGCACTTCAGTTCACCCGCGTGCTTGGCAGCAGATCGTCGCCCCACTCGCTATCAACGCCAGCAGTCTCCGCCTCACGCTGAGCGATTTCCTTCTTGCCTAGCTTCTCCGATTTGGCCGCTCGCTGTTGGCGAGGCGCGGCACCGAACTTGTCCGCCAGCTCCGCAAGGTCATGCTTGTCCAAGCGCTTGCCTAGTTCCTTCATCGCGCTGACGTCGCCGCCGATCGCCTTCTGGTACAGCGCCGCCCAGAGCTGGGCATCCAGCTGGAGCCGCGCGACCCGCCGGGCTTCGAGCAAAGGGGAATAATGCTTGCGCAAAGTCTTGGTCGACAGCCCAACAGCGGCCGCCACGTCCCCGATCGTATTCCCAATCGCCAGCAACATCATGATTTTGTTGCGGTTTTCATTGGTCGGCTCGTGTTCCGGCCGGCCGGCACCCTCTTTGGGTTCCTTGAGGGGCCAGCCGAAGAGGCTCAAATTCTCAGCCATCGAGAAAAAATTCTCCGAATGCGACCCCAAGTGGTTGGAGCCCCTTGGCCTCCTAGACTTTCGACCCCCCCTCCCCTTGGGGGTCTGCCCCGAGGCGGCGGCCCCGCTCCCGCAGGGTTTTGCTGGTGTGCGACGAGCCGCAGCGACCCATGACATTGTCCGGATCGAACGGAGCCCCGCCGTCTTTAAGTTCGACGATGTGGTCAAAGAAGATGCGCTGCTCTAGCCGGTGTTCGGCCTTGCACTGCGGATCCTCGCAGCAGTGACCCTTGGTTAAGATAAGCAGCGGCCACCGCTCTTCCTTGAGCAACTGGCAGAACTCACGCCATTCAGGCGACAGGTAGAAGGGATCGGCCTCTTTGCCAGACGGCGGCTTGACACGCCGCATGTCCCTGGTGGCCACGCGCGACGTCAGCATCCTGATGCCCATCGCCCTACCCCGGAAACGCAAAAGGCGCCCCGGTTGCCCGATGCGCCTGTCTGTAGACCTGTTTTGTTGTGGTGAACCTATGTCAAACTTTCACATCACGTCAAGCGATTCGACATTGATGTAGTGGATCACCGGCGCCTTATCGTTCCAAGGCTCGGCTGAGCGGCGCGGGCCGGTCGCTTCAAACCCCTGCAAACGTCCGCTCAGCCGCTGCTGCAGATCCCGGAGCGCTTCCCACCAGACCACATATTGCAGCCGCACCAGGTCCAGGCCGCTGGGCATGTAACCCTCATACTCGTACTCCCAACCCAGCAGCCCCCGGCACTGGGCTGGGTCTTGCCACCGCTTCTTGTGTCTCCCCTTCCGATCATACACCGGCACCCATCGGCCGATCCCCTCTTCGCCCCACTCGATCGGCGCCATGTTGCGGCCCGCCAGTACCACCAGGGCCGCTGCCTCAATTGGCATGGCGTCAATGACTGCCGCCACCCGCTGCGCATCGGGCGATACCTTGTGGGAGGAGCTGCCGCCCCCATCAATGCGGGAGCCAACGGCCAGATAGGCTTCCAACCGATCGGTCGCTGTTGCCCCGCCGGCGAGCTGGCGTAGCTCCTGGGCAATGCCACTGCCCCGGCTCACATCGGCATGTTGCTTTGCCAAAGCCCAGACCACCAGGTCTTCAACATCGATCTTAATCTTGGCCACAGCATCAACCTCACTCTTAGAGGGTCTAAGAGGGTTCAAATTGACCCTCTCTCGAAAGAAAGATGAACAGATAGAAAGAGATAAAGAGGGAGCGGAGGGTGGTGAGGGTTGCCCCATAACGCATGACCGATTTACCGCCGCTCCGCAGGGGTAGAGAGAGACCCCCAGACCCCCTTCTATATATAGGCGAAGCACAACCCTCTTGACCCTCACAGATATTGGGTAAGCAGTTGAAAAGACTGTTGATTTGCCGGCGAGAGATTTGCCATTCACCCTCTCGCAAACCTCTTGACCCTCTGTCGCAGCGCGCAAGCGCTGAGAGGGTCAAGACTTCCGTTTTCTGTCTGCAAGAAGGGGGTGCGGGGCGCGGCGCGGGAGTGGCGAATCGCCTCCTGTTGCCCTCTTTGGCGAGGGTCAGGGCCTGCTAGTAGCCCGGGTCATCTGCGTCACGTTTGGGGGGAGTTCCATGATCGGCATGGAGGCCGGGGACGTCGCGCAGCTTGACGTCCAGGTAGAGGTAGTAGCCGCCGCGCTTTTTCTGGTAACCCAGCTCACCCAGCTTATCGCCGAACGATCGCTGGCTGGCATTCTTGAGGCCGTTAATTTTGCACCAGGCCTCATAGGCGGTGTAGAGCACGCCGGCCTTGACGGTCTCACCCTCAGCCTTCTCGATCGCGACCTCGGCGAACACGCTGACGTTGTCGCGCTCTTCCCGATAGTCCTGGGTGAAGGCAGTCACTTCGGGTGGAATGAAGGCGTCCAGCCCGTGCGTCAGGTAAAGCAGCAGCCCTTCGATCAACCAGTTGAGGATGCCTGATCGTTCGGCATCGAGCTTGGCCGCCAGCAGGGTTGGCGCAATGCGTTCCTCTTCCGGGATGCGCACCCCCCAGAGGATCAGCAGCACGCGGCGCCAAATGCCATAATCGGTACCCGAAATTGCCGGCTTGGAGTTGCCGGACAGCATGGGCGTGAACTGGGGCGTGAACTCAAAGAAGTCCTTGTTGAGGAAGCGCGCCAGGATCTTGGTGCCCCCGGTCAGCGACTTGATCAGCTCTTCACGCAAGGGCGTGTTTTTGGGCAGCTCTTCGATCGTCACCAGGCGCGCATTGTGCAGCCGAGCGATATCGGGGTTGGCCTGCTGGCCCGCGCGCTGCCCGTCACCGGTGATGGTCTCCGGCGAGGCGATCTGGCGATAGCTGCCGGCAATGCGGGCAATGATCTCGAAGAACGCGGTCTTGCCGTTGGCGCCGGTGCCGTAGTGGTAGAATAGCCGCTGCTCATCATTGCCGGCGAGCAGCAGCGCATAGGCAGTCGAGACCTGCAGGAAGATGCGCATCCGGGCGTCCGGATGCACCTTGAGCAGGAACTGGTCCATGAAAAACGGGCACTCGGCATCGGCATGGTACTCGACGTCGGCGATCTTGGTCATGAAGTTCGATCGATCGTGCTCCAGGAACTCGAACCTGCCAACTTTCCGGTCGCTGCCTTCGGGCCGCTCCGGATCCAGCTCGCGCCAGAAGCGCAAGGTACCATTGCCCACATTGAACATCATGGCATCGGAATCGAGCCGGTCGATTGGCAGTGACTTGAGCGACTGCGCCTGCTGCAGCATGCCGGCAGTCTTGCCGGTGTTGCCCGAAGTGACCGCCCAGGCGCGGCGCTTGCTGCGTTTGGCCGAGATCTGCTTGCGTACGCCGATCGCCTTGGCCATCACACTGCGGTCGGCCGAGGTCAGCTTGTCGTCAGGCTTTTTCATGGCGTCATCGGCGAGCTGCAGGATCCGCTTCTGCGCTTCGCTGGCCTCGATTTCGAACGCCTCGAGCTTGATCTTGTCGACGATCTCCTGCGCCATCAGGCGGACGTCAAGATCCGCTTCGTCCCGCAGCCAGTGGGTACCGCGCCAAACCAGCCAGCCGAGGCCGGTCACATAAGCCAGGTGATCCCCAAACCACGCAACCAGGCGACGGCCGTTGTCGCGGTCGTTCTGATCCATCGCTGCGCACCACCGGATGATGATGCGCTCGTTATCGGTCACATCGCCTGGTGGACCACCTTCACCATCATCATCGATGTCGGGGACGTCGCTTTCATCAATGCCGGGATCGTCCGCATCGGGCTCTGGCGGCGCGGTATCGGCCTTCGGCTTGCCGGCGCGCTTGCGAGGCTGCTTGGGCGCATCCTTGCCACCATCGACAACAGTGAGCTTCACCGGGCGCTTCTTGCCCATGGCCTCCTGGACAGCCTTCTTCTTGTCGTCGTCTGGGGTGTCAGTCACGCTGTCACCCGCACCAGGTCGTTAAGGTCCTTGCCGTCGCCGATCGGCGGCACCAGCTGGCAGTTCAGGTATGGCAGTTCAGGACGCTCAACCCGGGCGCGCTCGCGCCGCTCGAGAGCCCTGATGAGGCCTCGCGTGGCCTTCTCTACGGTCTTGGTTTCCGGCTCGTCGCTGTCGCAGAGGTAAACCAGCTCGTCGCACCAGTCGGGCGGCAGGAAGCAATCCAGATCGTCCAGATCCGGCCGCTCTTCATGCCGGTGGTTGTCGATGTCGCGATAGGCCTTGCCGCTCATATTGCCGAGGTCGACGCCGGCCCAATAGGCCGTGCCCGGCTCGAAATTGTGCGCCATGGCGGTGAGGGTGGTCTCGATGCCCTCCCCCATGACGATGCGGTGCACCGTCTTGGGAGTATAGAGCCGGATGGCGCCACCCCGCTTTGTGCCGCGCACCTTCTTGGATGGCAGCAACTCCAGCTCGCCGGTTTTCTTGTCGGTCCGTGTAGGGTGCCGCAGCACGGCCTTGCCTTTGGGCTGGTCTAGATCCAGCCAGGTCTGGTGCACGGCACCGAACTGGTGGTTCGGCAACACCACGGCCGCGACCATCGCGGGCCCGGAATGGATGGTTTCCCAGCGGCGCCGATCGCCATCGATCACCTCGACGACATAGTCGAGATGGCGGATCTCGCGCAGGCCGACCTTGTCGAACTTGATGGTTGCCGGCAGGCCGCGCAGCTGCAGGTAGTCGGCAACGCCGCCGGCGCCGATCGGCATTGGCTCGGCGGCACGGTTCCAGACCGAAAGGCCTTCCGAGATCGCGCGCAGCCGCCGCTTTTCTTCCTCGGCCGCACGCTCCCGCTCACGCTGCTCGGCCTTGAGCGCGATCTGAGCCATCTCCTCGGCCGAGATCGGATCGGCCACGGTGCGGCCGGTGATCAGCTCGCAGGCGCGAATGAAACCGACTTTCTCGGTTTTCATCACCAGGTCGATTACTCCCCCGCCACTGAGGTCGCAGCGCCGGCAGTGGAAAGTATTCTTGGTGGTGTGAATAGCGAAGCGATCCGTCCCGCCGCAAAGCGGGCATGGTCCAGCCTTGTCGGTGCCGAGGCCGAGCTTCCAGCCTTTGAAGTCCGACCACATCCAGCACGTCACCATTAGGGCGTCTTGCTTCAGCGTTTCGAGCTCGGGGGAAAGGCTCACTGGTTCGCAAGCTCCAGCAGCACATCGGCATGACAGGGCTTATTTAGAGGGCACCAGCAGGCGAGGTTTTTCCCCCTGATCTGCGACAAACCTTCTTTCTTTAGCCAGTCCGGGAAAGCCCAGTGCAGAGTGTTTGGATGGCAATTGTCCGCGAACTGCAGCTTGCCCGGACCCATCTCGAAGGACTTGGTGCCGCCCGAGCAAAGTTCCCGGTAAGCTTTCACTGCCTCGGCTACGTCAGTGTGGATGAAGGGGTTGCCGAACATGCTTGGGCGGCAGACCTTCACCGTGTTTGGCGGCATCCTCCAGCCTTTCTTGCGTGAAAGCTGAACGCGCACTGGCTTCGTCATGCCGGCACCGCCTCTCGGAAATAGCCATGCCCCTGCAGATCACGCAGCAGCCGGCGCGCCTGCTTCTGGGCGGACTGGTCTAGTGCCGGCGCATTGGCCAGCTCCACCACGCTCCCCTGCTCCGAATAAATCGCTGCCTGCGCCTGGTCGAAAGCGGAGCCCTCTACAAACAGGTAGATCTCCTGGACGTGCAGTTCGGCGAGCAGGTAGAACACGATCAGCGCGAACTTGGCGCAGCTGGTTTGATCGGCCAGATAGGGCTTGATCACCACGTCATAGACAGCCCAGCTACGCCGGGCGAGCTTGACCTGGTCAGCTTGTGGACGCCCGGCTAACGCCTCGACTTCGGCCGCTTTGAGCCAGGCGGTCACCTGCACGGCTTCCGGGTCGGTGCGATCGGCAACGCCATAATGCACTACCGACAACAGCAGCCGAACTGGCAGCAGCGCCTGCACAATATGGCGGTCAGTATGATACGCCATCACACCCGCTCCACGGCGCTGCGCGCTTCGATGTCGACCAGGGCTTCCAGCAAGGTGCCAGCTGGCGATTGTGGCACCGCCACGATCTTGCCCATACGGTTGATGTCGCCACGCGACATGGCGCTGCACAGCTCCTGCAGCGTGGCGCCCCGCTGCAGCGCGATGGAGATGATTATTCCAAGGTCATGCCAGAGCGCGATCGAGCGCTCGCTGCGCCGGTTCTCGCAATTGACGAACACTTCACCGATCCGGCCATCGGGGTAGCAGCTATAGCTGACGGTCATCGTCTCTACCTGCTCGGCCGGTGTGCCGGCGCTGTGATGGTGGTCGAGCTGGAAGGTCTCGCCGGCTCGACGAGTGGGGAGCTTTTCACGCGCCATCGCTGCCATCCTGATCGATAAGTTCATGCCAGCGGTCAAAGCCGTTAGACTTGTTGTGGGTACGCTGCGCCATCTCGCTCAAGCCCAAGCGCGCTTCTGCCTGCCCGATGCAGGCAAGAACATCGGCGATCTCACGCTCTAGCTCGTGACGGTTGGCGCGACCGGTCGCGGGATCGATCTCGTCAATACCGTGGATAATGCAGCGGGCGGCGCGAGCGCCCAGCTCGTTGCACTCTTCGGCAAGCTTGCCGAGCACAGCCAACCGATGCTGATCTTGCTCAGGAATCCACGCGGTGATGATGGCGTTGGCCACTACACAGCCTCCCCGAAATAGATCGTGTTGGTGGAGAGTCCCTTGTTGTAGAGCTCGGTGATGGTGCGGGCCAAAACCGTGTCGGCTGAGCCGCCGGAAAGCTTGCGAAACGCCTCGGCATGGGCGGTCAGCTCAGCGAAGCTTTTGGGCGCCAGCACCTTGATCAAACGATCCCTGTCCACCCGCTCATTGCCGCGGATGATGCGGGCGAGAGCGGTGATCAGGGTGCCGCGCAGGGACTTGGCATCGTCTGGCCAGGCGGCGCGGATGATCTTGAGCGCGGCCACGGTGGCATTGTCACCAAAGCGATCAAGGCACCGGCTGATGGCGCCCACTGCGCCGGTCTGCCCGGCCTTGTAGGCAGCCTGGGTGCGAATGATGCTGCAGCCGGCCTTCTCGACCGCATCCCGCACCCGAACCGATGCCGAATCGCCCGAGGCCAGGCCAGCCCAGTAGATTTCGATCGTGGACACGGCGCGGCGGGCACGATTGATGGTCAGGAAGTTGTCGGCCTCAGCTGCTGTGCCGGCAACGCTGATGATCAACGCCGGCACATGCGTGACTTCAGGGTGCTGCTGCGCCGCCCTGACACGGTGCTGGCCGTCGGTTACCTTGAACCGGCCGCTCGCCTGCTCGGCTAGCACCACGGCGCCGAAATGGTCCCAGCGGAAACCGTCAACGATGCGCTGTACACTCTTATCGTCGGCCGCACGCTGATAGGCAGCATCAACATCGATCAGACCGACTTCAACCCAGTCGAGACGCGGCTTGGAGCCGATCCCGCTTACGTGTTCTGGCATGGCTGTTTTCTCCTCAACAGCAGGCGGGATGGAGGGGGTGGGAAGAGGGGGCTCTGCGACCGGCACCGGCAGAGCGGGCGTGGACGCTGCTAGCGCCGGTGATGCCGGCGAGGCCACGACTGCAGTGGGCAAGCCCTCACGCGACGAGACGCGCGGCAACTCACCGTCCCGGGCGCGCTCGAGAATGTTTTCAAGCTCCTGCTCGGCCAAGCCGGCCCGCGCCGCCAGTTCTGCAACCGGGCGGCCGCTTTCGCAGGCGAGCAACAGGCCGAACACGGCATTGGGCGCGCGAGCGAGCGTTGCTGCCACTTTGCTCATGGCTTCACCTCGATCGGTACGATGCGGCGGTTGTAAAAATTTGGGCCACCATCAGCCTGCATGGTGACGGCTTCGAATTGCGCGATGATGCTCTTGAGCATCGGCACATGGCCTTGGTGGAAGGTCATACCGAAGACCTCGGATGGCACGCTCACTTCCAGCTTGTGGGCGCCGCTGGGCTCGAGCACGGCGCGGGCGATGATATCTTCGACGGGGATGCGGGGGCCTAGTCTTGGCATGGCGCTGCCCTCCGCTTGTTGCTGGCGGCAACAGCCAGGCGTTGCCGATCGCGGCTGGATATCTCCATCACGCGAGCGCGGTTCTTGACGTAGTTGCGATTGCCGGGCCGGCCGATCAGCTCGGCGATCGCCGCCACGCTGTCGCCGCGCTCATAGCCGGCGCGGATCACCTGGTCGGCTTCGGCCGTGGCGAGCGGAGCGGCAGAGCCCGAAGGCTCCACCGACTTACCCGTGGCCTCGTGGACTGTTGCCGTCTCTCCGGCTGTCACGTCCATATAATCAGACGTTGCAGACGGTGCCCGGGCGCCGTCACCCCTACTCGCCACCTCGGCCTCATCAGGCCCGCCAGCCACCGCTGGCGGCACGGTCACCAGATACCCTGAATTGGCGTCATCGGCAGCTTTCGCTACGGGATGGGAATGGGCGGGGTCGGACGCATGACCATCGACCCCGCCTGCTGCGCTTGCATCGGTCGAGGCCGCAACCACCCCGGAGGAGGACCCAGCCAGCGCGCCAGGTACCGATTCATCAGCCGGGGCCTCATAGCCCCAGCGAACCCAACCCGGCCGCGCCACGCGAGCGTTGAGCTCGATCTTGGGCAGGGTCGGGTAATAGCTTTCGATGATCTCATAGAACCGCTCGGGCTTGGCCGAGTGCTCGCCCACCGGCGCATCGATCACCGAGGCAAACTGGTCGCCCATGGCTGGCGCCGGCACATTGCCGCGCGTGCCGACAACCAGCAGTTCGTGCTTGTTGCGGAACCAGTAGCCGGTGCCGATCCGATCCTTGTGCCAGATCAGGTGCGACTTGTAGGTGAAGCCCCAGGCCGCCATGACCTCGAGCCCCTCGACCAGCATGGGCACGGTGAGCCAAAGCCAGAGCACGCAATCATCGGCCGCGAGCGAACCCACGTCCCGGCTCTTGATCGCCTCGAGCCCCGAGGTCGGATAGTGGTTATCGGCCGAGCGATCCATGCCCGCTTCCGACCAGGTGCCGAACTGCCATTCCGGATCGGCATAGATCACGCCGAATTTGGCCTCGGGCAACGCCACCTGCTTGGCGCCCAGTTGCGCTTCCCGCTCAGCCCGCTTTGCCTTCTTGTCGGCCGTAGAGGCGTCCTTGAGCGGATTGACCATGACGGCATCGCCAGACAGGATCTTGTCGCGGGCCTTGCCCATGGCCGCTTCAAACGCGGTTTCATCGAGCGAGGCGAGCTTTTGCGAGCGAGACGAAAGGTGTTTGCTGACGCCGATCTCTTCCAGCGTCACGCGCTGAAATGGTTCAGGCCCCTCACCATTGTTTTCGTCACCATCGGTGAGATTGGAAACAGCGCGCCGGCCGATGCCGAGCTGGCCGCTTTCATGAGCGGATTTCAGCAACTCGCCCAGCTTGCGCTCTGCCCGGGCGATGATCTCGCTGGCATCGGCAATGATCGTGCGATCTTTTGCCTGCTCGCCATAAAGGCGCATGCGCACGGCCTGGTCGCGGATATCCTTGACCTCGTCAGTGCGTCGCGCTTCGGCCAGTGCTTCCTTGGCAACGGAAAAGAGGGCGAGTTCGGTCATTCCGCCGCCCTCCCCGCTTCATCTTCCACCTGCAGCTTGAGCGCAGCGAGCTTGGCCATGGCTTCGTCGACCTCGCGGCCGATCCGCTCGGCATCGGCTTGGGACACGGTGCCGTCGCCCAGGCTTTCGCCCAGCGCAACGAACACATCCGAGGTTTCCTTGAGCGTGGCGGCGGTGACGGCGCCGAGAACAGTGCCAGTGCGCGCCACTTGGGGCACCGGCACCAGCAGATAGCCCGCTAGGTCGGCCAGCTTGCGCGTGACGATCGGCTGGCCGCACTCGGCCTCGATATCGGCGATCACATCAGCCGGCATGAAGCGCTCGGCATGATCCTCATTGGTGCTGCCATAGCGGCTGAGGCCCTGGTGATCGACGCGCGTTACCCGCGCAGCATCAACCGGCCCGCCGGAGGTGCTGATCAGCTGGCGGGTCGCCGCCTTGAGCTTCGCATAGTCGCTGGCAGGGAGCTGGCGCGCGGTCATGGTGCGAAACCTCGATCTGCTGCGCCATGACGACCATGGTTTTGCCATGCGATGGCTTGGGCATGAACAAGCTCATCGCCCCATACCAGCCCAGCCAAGCGCTTCGATCCGCTATCGCGGCATACCGAAGGGCCCGCGATCGCCGAAATGCACGGCATGGCAATGATGAAAGCGGCGAAGAGGAAGACGGCGAAAAGAACGATGGCGAAAACGCCGGCGGCCAGGCGGTCGCCCGCCGCAAGGGCGTCTGATGACCGGCTCATCGGCGCGCTCCATTCAGGACTGTATTGATCGTGCTGCGGTTGATGGCGAGCAGCCGGGAAACATCGGCGGTCGGCTGTCCCGAGCGCACGATGTGGCGCAGCGCATCAGCGCGGGCGCGGCGATCGGCAGCGGTCAGCGGGCGCGACTTCATGATTGCGCCTCGCCAACACGCTCGACGGTAGCATCCAGGAAGGTCTGGATCGCCGAGAAGGTACGGAGGTTAATCGAGCCACCTGCCCGCAGCCGCGCGACCAGTTTCCCGTCGTTGACGGCAAGCCGACCGAAGGTGCTCTCCGCAATGCTCTCGCGGGCGCAGTGCGCCTCAATCCGGGTTAGTAGCTGGGTGATTTCGCTCATGTGCCTATCACTGGTGGGCTTTTGCCCACGAGTCAATAGGCTATTTCCTCAGTGCAATGGGAAGCCCATCGTGAAATGTTCTCACCATGGCTGACAAAGAAGATATCCAGCGCGTTCAGGAACTGATCGACGCCAACAATCTCAACATGAAGGCGGTGTCCCTTGCTGCAGGGCTCGGCCCAACCTTCGTGCGAGACATGCTTAAGCGCGATCGTCAGCCAAGCTTAGAGAACTACAAGAAGGTGATGGATGCGATCGCACGGCTGAGTGGGCGGGTGCTGCTGGATCCACCTTCATCAGACGTGGCGCCTGCGGATTATGAGCAGCCCTACCGCAACCAGTTGCCGAGAGACATCGACGTTGTGGCTGCCGTCGCGGGATCAGATCCCGCGCGTGGCTCATTTCAGTTCTCTATGGATCCCATTGATCGCGTCGCACGCCCACCAGGGCTAATCGGCGTAAAGGGCGCTTACGCTGCCTTTGTGGAGAACGACTCCATGTACCCGATGTATCAGCCCGGGCAACTAGTCTACGCGAGCCGAGTACGACCTCCCGCACCAGGCGATGCGGTGATTATACAGAACTATGGTGAGAACGAAGGCGACTTTGGCGGCTTCATCAAGCTGCTGGTGCGCCGTACCGCCGACTGGGTGGAATGCAAGCAGTTCAACCCAGAAGGTCCGGTAAAGTACCGGAACCACAAGGGCCTTATCCTGCACCGAGTTTATACGACCAACGAGCTGTTCGGCATCTAGTGGACTGACTTTTGATCGGGCCGAAAAGCCTCGAGCGCCTGCCGGATCTCGCACATCACAAATTCGTCTGGCTCAGCTAGCTCGGCGTCATCCCCGCCGATCTTTCCAACCACCGGGACTACTAAAAAGCCCATCCCCTCACCCTCCTGGCTCAGTAGGCTGAACCTGAAATGAGGGAACACCCGATGAAGGTAGGACCGTAGCTGCGCACGGATGTCCAGGAGATAGTCATGAACTTCGGGGCCACTGATGATGACGAACTCAACAATTTCACTACTACACCGCACTGGTTTGTTCCCATTCCGTTCACGGCTGTATGGATTCCAGAACTCTGCTTTTGAGTCGAGTCGAATCATTAACGAGAATGCCGCCTGCCTATCGCCTGCCTATCTGCCTACTTGACCGATGGGCAGAAGCCCACCATAACTAGCGCCCACAAGCGACACCATTCCGGTGCGTGGAGGGCACAATGCTTTCACTCGATTCCCGCCGACCAGAACTACGCCGCTCCGACATGGGGGAAGACACGCTGGCCAACCGAATGGCCGAGCTCGTCGTGGCCAACGCCCGCAAGGGCTATCCCACTACCCTGGAGGATCTGCACGCCGAAGACTTCACCAGTGATGAGATCACCACTCACTTCCCAGCTGCCCGCCGTATTGCCAACAGGGTTCTGAAGGACCGCGACGTTGCCGATGACGCCGTTGAGTACGATCGCGCCGGCCGCATCGAGAAAGCCGCCAACATCGTCGCGGGCATGATCCTCAGCGACAGCGGGTCCATCATCACCACGCTGCGCAGCTCTGGCTTCCCCACCAAGGAACTTGGTCAGCTTTACCCCGAGATCATCGATCGCACCGTGGCTCTGGTCCACGCTGCGCGCGCCAGCAACCCCGCACAGGTGCAGTGATGGAAGCCCGGCTTGAGCGGCTGATTGAGGCGATCCAAAGCGACCTAGGCATGGCGGCGGTTACGCTTGCCGCCATTGTCCTCGCCATTGCTTGGCTGGTGCAGCCATGAGTCCCCTGCATTCAGGAGTAATTGGTATCGCGCAGTCGAAAGCAGCATTCGATGTTCTGGCTGAACGGCGCCGGCAGATCGAGGCGGAAGGCTGGACGCCCGACCACGATGATGAGCACCGGAGAGGTCAACTCTCCCGCGCAGCCGCGGCCTATGCCTATTTCGGCTCGTTATTGGACGAAGAGCGCGAAAGAGGGGCTAACACCGACAGCTTCACCACCTTCATCATCCGCCATTTGTTCCCAAGCTGGGGCACTGTTTATGGCGGCTGGGATTGGCACTGGTGGAAGCCAAAGACCCGGCGTGAGGATCTTGTCCGCGCGGGAGCCCTCATCCTCGCCGAAATAGAGCGGCTTGACCGTGACGCCTTAAAAGAGGGCAAGTGATGCGCTTTCCCATGGAGTTCTATGGCGTCTTCTACCTCGGCTGCCTTTGCGGCGTGATGCTGTCCATCGTGGTCCAGAACGGAGGCCCCCGATGACCGCCGGTATCGTCTTCGGCTTGGTCTGCATCCTTCTGGCCGCCACCATCAAGCTTGCGAGCCTGCTGAAATGACCCTCGCCAACGGTTCAATCATCACCACCCCATACGGTCTGGGCGTCGACCTGTCCGAGCTCTACCCGGACATGATCGAGGCGCGCGACCTCGCCCATCTGCTCAGCCGTCGCGAATGTCGCGGCGGCAACACCGAGCTGCCATCCTATTCGGTGGCTCAGCATTGCCTCTTGTCTGCCCGGGCGTGCCGGCTCCCGGCCTCACGTCCCTATGCGCTGCTCTATCGCGCGCCGGCCGCTTACCTCGGCTGGATGGAGCCCGAACTCAAATGGTGGCTCCTGGAACATGGCAGCGACATCATCGGGCTGGAGCGCCGCTTGTTCGGCGCCATGCTGGAGCGCTTCAACCTGCCGGCACCGAGCGACGCCGTGCAGCAAGACGTTGACCAGGCCGAACAGCGCGTCGACGCCACCGAGTGGCGTGACGTGCTCAGGGGCAAACCAGCCGGTCGCCTGCCCGCAGCACCGCCCTTGCCTACGCGGATCACCTTCAAGCCACCGTTCAAGGCGCAGGACGAATACTGGGTCGCCCTGGAACGCGAGCTGCGCCCCTACTGCGGCGAGGCGGCGTAAGGTGGAGCCGATGGCCGATCCCGCAGACGACGAACCCTTGACGCTGGCGGAGGCCTGCCAGCTGATCTTTCGTGATACGATCTCCCCCGCTACATTGCGGGCTGAGGCGGATCGCGGCCGGCTGGTCATCGAGCGGATTGGCCGCCGTGATTTCGTAACCCGCCGCGCTATCCGGGAGATGCGTAAGAAATGCGAACTGGCACCCGCGCCAAAGGCCCAAGGCTCTGGCTCCAGCCGGAACGAGTCCGTAAGGACGGCACCGTTGAGCCAGCCGTCTGGTGCATCCGAGACGACGGACGCTACAAGCGTAGCACTGGCTTCGGTGCTCATGATCGCGGATCAGCTGAGCGGGAACTCGCCCGATACCTCGCGGCGAACCACGCGCCCGCGAAGCGCCAAAGTGATCCATCTGAAGTCCTGATTCTTGATGTGCTCGGGCTTTACGGCCGCGACATAGCTCCTAAACACTCCCGTCCCAAAGAGACAGCCGCGCGGATCAAGCGGCTTGCCCTGTGGTGGGGCGTGCCCTTCACGGCGATGCAGAGCATCAAGCAGCTCGGCTTGCCGGCGCAGCGCCTGACGGGCCACGTCACCGATGTGCGCACCGCCACGTGCCAAGCCTATGTCCAGCAGATCGGCAGAGAACGAAGCGCCAGCATGGATCTCGAGCTGCTGCGCGCAGCGATCAATCATGCTGTGGCTGAGCAGCTGCTCGAGCGGCCCGTGCCGGTCGCGCTACCACCCAAGTCCCTGCCCCGTGAACGTTGGCTCACGCGCTCTGAAGTGGCGAAGCTGGTGTGGATGGCCTGGCGCGATCGACGTCAGAACAATGGCATGTCCGGCGAGGCTGACGAGTGGGGAAAGCGCAAGCACCTGGCACGGTGGATGCTCATTGCCCACTATACCGGCACGCGTAAGGCGGCGATCCTCAACGCCTCATTTCGCCAGGAGGTAGGGCGCGGCTTTATCGACCTAGAAGCGGGCCTTTGGCACCGTCGCGGCTCAGGCGTGCGCGCCACCAAGAAGCGGCAGCCACCCGTGCCGTTGCCAGCTCCGCTGCTAGGGCACCTGCGCCGCTGGAAGAACGCCGGCCAAACCTATGCCGTGGAGTTTGGCGGCAAGCCGATCGACAGCATCGACAAGGCATTCCGCAACCTGGTACGCGACTGCGAGCTCGAGGGCGAAGTCATCCCGCACACCTTCCGCCACACCGCGATCACTTGGGGCATGCAGCGGGGCATGGATCCATGGGATGCAGCCGGGTATTTCGGAATCAACCTGCAAACCCTCATGGATGTTTACGGGCACCATCACCCCGATCATTTGAGAGAGGCCGCAGGCAAGATGGCCCGGCCCAGGCAAAAGACATCGTCGCGGTAG